CCGTAATTGACGATGATAATTTTTTACTTGTAGAAGAAATTCAATCCGATCTTCTTACTAAGGGTTATGTAAAACCTAAAAGCCCTTTTGACGCAGATTTTTCTAAAGCTATTGAAGACTATAACAGTTTTTCTTCTGTCAGTTATCAAGAGGCTTTTAGTACTATAGACAAAGAAATTAAAAATGCAGTTAAAGAACTTGAAAATGACGGTGTAAAAATACCTAAGGTGGGTGGTTTAGATTTTGAAGAGTTTGATCGTTTTAAAAATAGAGCTAAAGAAACTGGAGGGTATGTTACTTTTGAAGATTTAGCTAAACACTTGGGTGTTCAAGATGCATCATTTGAAGATGCAGAATCTGCTATTTTAGATTTGTTGCAAGAAGATCTTAATATTGTAGGTCCAGACTTAAATGAATATTCAGCTGAACAATTTAAAATAAACAGTCAGGTTTATCATAATATATTAGGGCAATTTTATCCTTACTATAAAGATAAAGGTTTTAAAGCTTACGAAGAAAATGAAAAAGAGTTTTTTACTACAATTTTTGAAAAACTTAAAAATAAAAAAATAGATAAAGAGATAGATGTAGCCGAATTTTCTGATATTTATGCTAGTTATTTAACTAATATTAATAAGGCAGATTCAATTAAAAACGTAGGGTTACCTCCAATACGAAAGAATAAGCAAGCTGTAGATGAAGCACTTAAAGTCCTTATAGCTAAAGCAGCACAGCAAGGTGTAGATAAGATTGTTATTCCACCAGCAGAGCGTATAGCTATGGCTAGAGGTAGGGAGCTTAAGAAAGATAAAGGTGATAGGTTTTACAGAACTTATGTAACTGACTTAAACAAATCTTTAAAAGAACTTGAAGATAATTATCCTGTAGTAGTACATAGAGATGTTGAGCTACCGTATCTTAGTAAAACTGATGATGGATACGGCGATGTAATTTTTGATGATAATATACTTGATGATGATGTTCCTCTAGAAGATATTCAAGACCTTATGGATGCAGATGCAGAGGATATTGCTAATATAGTAAATCCAACAGCAGAAATAACTGAACCTTTAGGGGATGAACTTCTTCCTCCTAGTAAAAGAAAAAAATTAATTAAGACTGACAACAAAGGTACAATTTTAGACATCTCAGAGTTAATTGACAAGTACAAAATAGAACAACCAAGACAGTTTGCCAAAGGGGGCGTAGCAATGAACGAACAAATGGAAATGGCCTTTATGAACCAAGGTGGACTAAAAGACGATGGCATGAAGCGAGACCCAGTGTCAGGCAATGAAGTGCCTAATGGTTCTATGGCTAAAGAAGTACGAGATGATATACCTACTCAACTATCTGAAGGTGAGTATGTGGTACCTGCTGATGTCGTAAGATACCTTGGTGTAAAACATTTTGAAGATCTTCGTGATAAAGCAAAAAACGGCTTGCAAAAGATGGAAGCTACTGGTAGAATAGGTGGTGAGCCTGTTCCTGTTGGTGGACCTAAAGCTATGCAGCAACCTCAACAGATGCAACCACCTATGCCTCAAGCTCCCACACCATACAGTCCACCACCTGCACCTATGCCTCCACAACCACGACAAATGGCTATGGGTGGTGATCTTACTCCAGCAGAAATGCAAGAGATTAATAGCATTATGATGAACCAAGGTGGTATGGTTGCTGGTGCAGCTAATGGTGCTGACTTTAGTTTTTATAAGCCACCAGAGGGTGTAAGCGTAGAAGAAGCTATTACTACTCCAGGAAGACCTGGTGGTGGTAGATACACTGGCGAGTTTAGCTTTGAGCAACCACCAGCACCAATTGCTGCAGCTCCAGCTCCACCACCTGTAGTAGTAGAAACTCCAGCTACTTGTGAAGCTAGGGGTATGGTCTACAACCCAGAAACTAAGTTGTGTGAAATGCCACTGCCTGTTGCTAGAACAGACGAAGACGATGGGGGAGAAGATGAGGGTGAAGATAGCACAACTTGGATGGATAGCTATGACTACACTGACTTTAATAACCTAGCACAACAAACTTCTGCAGCTTTAGATGGACCTACAACTATGTTAGGTAGTGCAGCTGAGTTTATCTTTGGGGGAGGAGTTTTAGGTAAGTTTGCAAAAGCATCTAATGCAGCTCAAGTTGCAGCTAACATCGCAATACTTGAAGCTCAAGGAAAAGATGTAGATGCTTTAAAAGTTAAGTTTAATACTTACGTTAATAGTAACGGTTTAGATAAACTTAAACCCTTTATTACTGGTAGTCAACTAGCAAAACAAATTAATAGTACTCAAGTTGATGCTGGACTATTTAAAGATTCTACAGATGTGTTTGGCAATAAAATTTTTAAGACTAATAAAGATTGGGAAAAACAACTTAAAAAGAATGCACCTGAAGGTATGACTTATGATCCGACTGTAACAACACCTGTAGATCATGATGATGATGATAGTACTCCACCTGTTACAGTAACTGGAGGGTATACACGGCCTGGTTCTGCTGCGCCTGATACTTCTATTAGACCTGAAGGCGGTTTTGCAGCAGCTAAAGCTGCAGCTACACCTGTTAGTAAACCTAAATCTTCTTCTAGTAATAATGAGGGCCCCTCTGCAGCACAAATAGCTGCCCAAAATGCTGCTGCTAATGCTAATCAGTCTGCTGCAGAAGAAGCTATGGGTGGTAATTACTCTCCATCTCCTTCCTTTACAGCAAACGAATTACCAGAAACAGGTGGTGGAGATAGAGGTATGAATAAAGGCGGCTTGATGAAAAAGAAACGTAAAAAATAATAAGGCTACTCGGCTACGGCTGACCCCAACATAAGGAGAATAATATGCCTGAACTAGCAGAAATGGAAACACCAAAGACTGCAGGATTCGTTGATCGTGGATACAATAACGCAAAGCGTAAGCAACGAATGGAAGAAGAAGCTAAGGAGATTGAAAAACTTGAAGCTGAAGCAAGGGGAGAAACCCCAGTAGATGCAGAAGAAGTTGAAGAAGATGCCCAAGAAGCAGAGACCAATACAGAAGCTAAAGAAGAAACGTTATCTGCAGAAGAAAAGTCTTTTAAAAAACGCTACGGCGACCTAAGACGCCACATGCAGCAGAAGGAAAAAGAGTGGGACGAAAAGTTAGAAAGTCTACAATCTTCCAAAGCAAGTGTTACTGTACCTAAGTCTGACGAAGACATTGAAGAGTGGGCAGCAAAGTATCCTGATGTAGCTGGTATAGTAGAAACCATTGCCACTAAGAAAGCACAGGAGATGTTCAGTAAAGCTGATACTCGACTAAAAGAACTTGACGAAGCTCATTCAGAAGCTAACAGAGTAAAGTCTGAAAATAAAATTCGTGAGTCTCATGCAGACTTTGATAAGCTACGTGAAGCAGATGAGTTTCATGATTGGGCAGATGAACAACCTAAGTGGGTTAAGGATGCACTCTATGAGAATGCAGATGATCCAGACTCAGTAGTACGTGTTATTGATCTTTATAAGATAGACAAAGGTCTAACTCTTAAAGACAAGAAAGCAAATAAAAAAGCAGCAGCTTCCACAGTTACTAAACGTAGTAAAACTCAAGTAGATGTAGCTGATGCTAGTGAGATGATTCGTGAGTCAGAAGTAGCTAAAATGTCTGACAAAGAATTTGAAGAACGTGCAGACGAAATTAACAAAGCAATGCGCAATGGTAAATTTGTCTATGACGTGTCTGGTAATGCCAGATAAACTATTGACAAACAAAAAATCAATAGTATAACTAGGGACATAGAACAAAAGCCTCTTATGACTACCTTTTGTTCTGGTCCAATTTCCACAAGTCTAAACTATAAAGAACTACCTGTTCAAGTACAGGCCCGTAAACTAACGGTTGGCCGACTGTTATTTTTACGCACCCTAGAAAATGTAACAGCCTCTTATTGGTATTAGCTTTGTAACGAAGCCAACTATCAGGAGGATTTATTATGGCTTTTTCAGCAGCAGGGGGACACGGTAACTTACCTAACGGTAACTTTAGTTCCGTAATCTACTCTAAAAAAGTACAGCTTGCTTTCCGCAAGAGTACTGTATGTGGTGACATCACCAACTCTGATTATTTTGGGGAGATTTCTGCCCAAGGTGATACAGTTAAAATTATTAAAGAACCTGAGATTTCCGTAAGCAGCTATGCTCGTGGTACTACTATCTCAGCACAAGATCTTGACGATGAGGATTTCTCATTGGTTGTAGACAAAGCTAACTACTTTGCCTTCAAAATTGATGACATTGAGGAAGCTCATAGTCACGTTAATTTTATGGATCTTGCAACTAACCGTGCAGCTTATCGTTTGGCTGACCAGCATGACCAAGAAGTTCTTGGCTACTTGTCTGGCTACAAGCAATCAGCTTTGCACACAGATGCAGATACTGTCAATGACCAAGTAAATGGTGATAGAGCAGTAGCAACTGCAGGTACAGATGAGCTGTTGACTTCAATGAAGTTGATCAAAAGCTCTTTCGGCAACATCACAACTGGTTCTGCTGGAGATCATTCGATTCCAGTAGCTGCTCGTTTGCCTGGTGCAACTGCACTACCAACAGCAACAGCTTCACCAGCAATGGTTGTAGCTCGTATGGCTCGTTTGCTTGACCAACAACAAGTTGATAAGCAAGGTCGCTGGCTGGTTGTAGATCCAGTATTCATGGAAATCATGGCTGACGAAGATTCACGTCTTCTGAATGCAGATTACGGTGAGTCTGGTGCACTTCGTAACGGTTTGGTTCTCAACAACCTACACGGCTTCCGTGTGTACTCTTCCTCTAACCTACCTTCAGTAGGTACAGGTTCAGGTACAACAGGTTCTGCAAACCAAAACGCTAACTATGGTGTTATCGTAGCTGGTCATGACTCTGCAGTAGCCACTGCCGAGCAGATCAACAAAACCGAAACATACCGTGACACTGACAGCTTCGCTGACATTGTTCGTGGTATGCATTTATATGGCCGTAAGATTCTTCGCCCTGAAGCAATCGTCACTGCCAAATATAACGCAGCGTAAGGGGGGATTGAATTATGGCATTAGGTGATAACACACTCCAAGCGGCACGAGGTAATCAAAACCCAGGTCGTAATCCGTATATGGTTCAAACTACCTTGAATTGGGCTACAGCTTTGTCTGACAAAGGTTCTGCACTTGCAGCATCCGATGTTGTTCCTGTAATTGCTGTACCTAAAGGTACTATGGTCCTGAACGCAGGTATCGAAGTTGCTACTGCATCCGATGGCTCTACTTTTACAGTAGACTTGGGTATGGTAGATGCTGACGTATTCGTTGATGGTTTTGATGCAACATCTGCAGCAGCAGTAGTAGCACAAAATCCAGCAGCGTACCAGCCTGTAATGGCTGTTGCTAATGACAACATTGATGTAACAATTGCTACTCTTTCAGGTGGTGCCGTTACTTCAGGTAAGTTTCGTGTATGGGCTATCCTAATGGATTGCACAGACATGGGCAACGAAGGTACTGCGGATGAAGTAGATCGTGATCTGCTTGCATAAGTAACTAACTTTAGGGGCTGCTTTCGAGTGGCCCCTTTAGGCTACCTAACAAGAGGATTTATCATGGGTATTACAACAACAATGTGTACAAGTTTTAAAGGTGAACTGCTTGGCGGTATCCATGATCTGGATACTCACACAATAAAACTTGCACTTATTAAAGCTTCACCCTCTGGTACTTATGGTGCAGCAACAACTAACTATTCAGATGTTACAGGTAACTCTGATGAATCGTCTGGTACTAACTATTCAGCAGGTGGTCAGAATTTAGATAGTCCAGCTATTACTACTTCAGGAACTACTGCTATGGTAGACTTTGCTGACGAAGTATTTTCTAATGTAACAACTTCTGCAGATGGGTGTATTATTTATAACTCATCAGCATCTAATAAAGCTATTGCTGTCATTGACTTTGGAGGAACAGTCAGTGCTACAGCAGGTGATTTGACAATTGAATTTCCAGCAGTAGGAACTAGTACTGCAGTTATCCGCATAGCCTAATGGCTGTTGTAGCAGCTTCAGCACGATTTGCTACAGGTAGATATGGTGTATCTGCTTACGGTGTTGAAGACATATCCAGAACACTTACTGGTGTATCTGCTACAGGTAGTGTAAATACAGTAGAAGAAAAACCTACTGAGG